ATACCATCAGTTATTGTTAATTGATAATTTTGAGGTTTTAAATTAGAAAAGATGTTATTAACAGATGTTGTGCTAGAAAATATAGTTCCATTAGAACCACTTAAAGTGTAGACATAATTTGTGGCGTTTACATTACCGATTAATGAAATCGAAATACTTCCATTTGAATTACCGCAAGATGGTGGTGAAATACTTATTGGCCCTAGTGCAAAACTATTTGACTGATTAATTTGAACGCTAGTTGTAAAACTACACAAGGCCGCATCTGTTACCACAATATTATAAAAACCACCAGGAAGATTTTCGAAAATGTATGTTTGAGAATAACTTATGTCAGTAAAAGATAGTGATGGTATACTGAACCTATATGGTGGCGTACCATTAATTACTTCTATTGTTATCTCACCATTACTTGTAAAACATGTTGGCGGTGTAGTAGTTACCACCCCCAAAGAAACAGGTAGTTTTTCAGTGACTTCAGAAGATATTGTATTAGTACAACCCAATACATCTGTAACCGTTACATTATATATGCCCGCTGTCAATCCTGTAATAGAAACACCTGATAATGATTGTCCTGTATCCACAAGATATTGAGCATTCTCATTTTCACCAACCCAATTATAAGTATAAGGTGGTGTACCTGTTAAACCAGTAATAAATATTTTTCCGACACCGGTTGCGACATTTCCACAATCAGCATCGTTTACTACGTAAGTTCCGAATTGAACCGAAACCGAATTTTGTATTATAACATTTTCACTAAAACCAGTGCACCCACCTCCGTTTTCTGCCTCAACATAATAAACCCCTCCAGGTAAAGCATCGAAGTTTAACTGAGTGCTTGTTGAAGTACCCTGAGTGTAAAAAACTCCATCTTTGTATAATGAAAAAGTTGCGGTTCCAAAAATTTCTTGTAATGTTGCAGTTAATGAGCCGTTGTTCAAACCACATGTGGTGTCCACAACGTTTGTTATATTTACACATGAGCTCCCTGATGAGACAACTATATTAACAGTCTGAATATTATTCTGAGTTGTTGCGGTCGGTCCACCGCAACTATCGTTTACTCTTAAAACATATATACCTGCCGACAAAAAAGGGTAAGTCCTTGGGAAATCGGAGTTGTTTAATGTTTCTGTTGTTTCTCCTCCATAATAGGGAGGCCAAGGATTTGGTGATAACCATGTAATACTTATTGGTTCTGATGAAGATGAAAAATATAATGTAAAACTACCTGAACCGGTATTTTCACAATCTCCCACTACTGAAAATGTACTAAAATTATAATTACAAGGCATTTATCAAGAACAATTAATTGAGAAATCTATTCCCACATTTATTTTAAACTCTGAATTCAAATTTAAACTATCACAAGTAACAGTAAATATAGTTACTTGGTTTCCTGCGATTTCATAACCTAATCCATAAGAAAATAAGTTGTCTAACTGAGATTCCAAAGCAGTTAACCATTGCGAAGCGGTAGGGTAACTTAGATTGAATAAATCGATTCCAACTCCTTCAAAAAACTTGTAATTTATAATTTGAGTACCCGCTAAATTTATATTAACATACCAATTACTTGTAGCGGTATTTAAATCACATAGTGGGTTATTTGTATACTCAGAAATAACATAATTAAGCACTTCACCAAAGTTATTTGATATATTAGGATTAGATGTCCAAGGATATATGTCGCAAATTGTTGACGCTTGTTGACAATCATAAGTTAAGATTGGTCCAACCAAAGTACAAGGGTTACATGGAACAGGTATAATTTGACAACCTCTTTGTCTTCTCCAAACAAACTTTTGTCTATGGAAAGCCGAATTTTCGAATCTTGTCCCTGCATTCCATATAGTTGTCGCGGGAACCATTTGTTCTACCAATCTTATCCAATAATCCCCAATACCTTTAACATAGTTTATCATTTTTTGATAAGTAAACAAACTGTCAGGTATTTCTTCGAAATTAATTGATTTAAGATATTTCCAATAAACCGATTCTAATGTCGGATAACCACCTGTTTTACCATTTGTTATATATTGTCTATCCCTTACATTAATCATATTTTGCCAAAAAGTTTGTGCAAATTCGAAAAATGTTTTAGAGATAGGATTCGGGTCAATAAGAGTTCTGTCTAAGATTGTTGGGTTAAGATATGTTGGGCAATAGCAATTACCACTTATTGTATATCCTGTAGCAGGAATTGGGTAATCATAGTTTTGAGAAAGATACCATACATCATAAGTTAATGCTTGTCCAGGATTTAAGAATACGTCAACATTTTTAGCATTCATAATTAACCTTTCATCATCAACAAAATAAAATGAGTCATTACCGTCAACATTTCGTCTCAGACCTGTCTCAGTATCTACCCAACTTTTTTTATTATCTTTTGTTCTTGATAGAGAAAACCCTAAATCGGTATATGGAAAATCTCTGAACCTATCAAAATATTTTTGACCATAGGTGAAATCTTCCAATTTTGTTTGATAGTTTGGATTCTGACCTGTGAATGTACTTGATGTTGCATCAAAAACCTCATTTGACCTATGTTGTGGTGTTTGTTCGAACCAACCGGCACCTTGTTGGAAAAAGAAATTTTCTGTGTCGTCAGGTGCTTTTGGAAATCCGTTGTCATCTAAGGGAAAATCTTCTCTTGATAAATCAACATCCAATATTGTTGTTTGTATTGTGAAACCTGTAAAAGTTCTTCCCAAAATCCTGAATGTGTTACCAGGTTCTAATACGGGTAAATCAATTGCATAAGTACCACCCGAAATTTGAGCATATTGTTCATTAAATTCGGTCATGTTTATTCTTTGGTCTGCAACATATATGTATTCATTAAAATCCACAAGAGCGTCAGGTGCTCCGATAAGTCTTAATAAATTTTGTATAGATTGTCTTGTGCCTTTAGATTTAAACAAATATGCTGAGTTTAGAATCAAATTACGATAGAATTGATAATTCAGTTCGTCGGGTGTTGGTGCAACAGGTTGACCGGCAAATTGGCTAGGAGTATTATTTCCAAAAACGGAACTCAAAAAAGATTCATTTGTAATTGGTGATATATTAGATGACCAACCTAAAGTTTGTGATAGATTTTTTAGAAGTTGTGAGGGTATATCGTTTTTGACGTTATAGTTAACAGAATTCATGTAAGCAAGAGCATCAATGAATTTTTTAACTTGGTCGAAACTTCTACCATACAACTCTAAAACTTTTGTTATTTTTTGGTCATTAGTATCGAAATCTTTGAACGCTCCAGTAGTTAAAAATCTAACAATTAATTGTGTCCTAAAAGTATCGAAATTTTCTGCAATAGCGTTTAAATTCTCTATATATGTTGTGAAACTTGGTGTAACAATATCTAAGTTCCAAGGTCCGTATAAGGGCCACGTTACAGATTCATTAGTCAAAAAGGTTGTTCCATCATTTGCCTCTTTAACTACGGTAAAATATGCGGTATAAAGAGGAAGACTCTTCCTATTCAAAATAAACTTCTCAACTTCATCAAAATCCTGAGTGAATACCATTTCAGTTGTACTAGCATTCAACCTGATGTTCAAATCGTCGTAAGAAATTGACTGTCCTGAAAAAGGGTCACCGTTAACTACAAGTGTTAAAGTTCCCCCTGTTAAACTTTGTGTTGGGGTTAAAAATACAACATCATACGAGTTACCACTAAGATATAGACTATATTTATTTACATTTTTAACCATATCCCTATAAGGTGAAACTGGTGTTTCATACAAGGATATGTTTCTTGCCGAATTAACCGAGAAATCAATACTAAACGGATTTAATATAGTTGAGACATCGATAGAAAAAGTTGTTTGGTTGTTTGGACTATCGTATGATATGTTGGTCGCGGTGCTACCTGTTAGATAATTTTTCCTTTTGAAAAAAACATCGATGGAAGCCGGAAAGAAATTTATTATCTTAGTAAGAGAAACGGCAACTCTTTTTACCAATGAACCATACTGTGAAAAATTAGTAACTTGACTTAAATCAAAATTGGGGTATACCTGAAAATTTTTCTCGATAATGGCTTTAGATTCTTGTAATGATACCATACCCATAGAATCCAAAGTGATTGGTTCAGAAAATGTACCAACAACAAATTCCCTATTTGATTTTTCAGTAATAGATACCGTAAAATCAAAATTACCTTGCGTGAGACCTCCTCCATCGACAACTTGAAATCCTACTAAATTGTCCGAAAAAGTATTATCTGCGGTGGCCTGTTGTGGTGGGCAAGTATATTTTTTAGCCATTATTCAGTAATGTTTGTAAAGTTTTTACTGTAATCTATATTATCACCTCTATCCTGTCTTACTTCATATAATAGACTATTAAATTCATCTCTTACTTCGTACAAATTGTATTGTCTAAATATATTATTATCAGAATCGTACATCGTGTAAATACCATCATCCATAGATTTTGTTTGGTTCCCTAATAAAGGAATTGCCAATGTTGAGATATCATTTTCCACAATCTCGACTTCTATATTTATAGGGTTAAAAAAAGTATTTGTGATGATAACGTTTTGATTTGGTTGACCGATAAATGGTGTCGCGTTTGGTTTATTTGTTGGTGATGAGGAAGGCGAAACGGTACAAAATAATAAATTTGTTGCACCATCGACATATCTATATCTTATTGATTTTTGTGAACTATTTACCTGATTTTCTAATACCGGCTCACAATAAAAAGATGATGTTATAATTCTAAAAAAATTGGGTATTTTTGAACCATCAGGATTCAAATATTCAACTCTAAAACCTACCAATCCTTGAGCAACGAATTTGTTTCTATATTGACTAGGTACTGACTCTAAATTAAAGATGAGACCTTTTACGTTAGGTAGTGCGGACAAAACCCCACAATCTGTAATTGTTGTTCTTATTTCTGCTGGTCTTATGTATATATTATAGATTCCTAGAGCATTAAATCTGTCGGCAGGTAATTTCAAATTATATAAACCACCCAAAATTTCAACACCACTATTTCCACCCGTATTTTCATTGTTAAAGTATGGTGTCAGAACCTCCTTAGCATTTAGAGTTGTAAGTAAAAAATTATCGGTATCATCTCTACTTTCAGTATAATTTAAAATTATCTGTACATCATCTGGTGATACGTCTGCGGGTCTTATGGTTCCGTATGTTCCTGTGGCCATATTATTTTTTTATTATAAATAGTTATGTTTGATTTTTTGTAACTTTGAAAAACTTATATCCATAAGATGTCAACCCTCCGATTGTGGAAACCTCACCTAACCTTCTGACTTTTTCGAATGGTGAAACTTTTCCCCTCTCGATATACACATTAGAAAAAATTTGGGGTTCATCAACCACATTTAATAATGTCTCATCTTTTGTTATTGCGGTCATTATTAAGTTATCAGGTGTTAACCCTGAAGATGCTATAACATATACAGTCGTCCCATCGACATAATCGTAATAATCAATATCGTTAACTTTATATCCAACTGACAACCCGTCATCCGATTCTCCTTTATATAACCCTACAGTTCCACTTGTACCTGTAACTGTTTGATTTAATTTGAAAGACCTTCCGTTTTTATTTATATTACCTTTATATTGGGACAAATCATTCAAAGTTGAATTTGTATAACCTGTAATAATAAAAGGTATTTGAGTAAAATCTGAGTTGAAATAATCGTTGAGGTTTAAATTTGAGTCGCCCGAAAATATGTAGTCGTAGGATATTGGTATTCCTGACCAACTACCTGATTGGGGTATGAAATAAGCGGTACCATTTGGATTAGGTATTGTTGTTCCTGTAAACGGAACATACACTGTTTTTTCCACAATCGACAATCCAAATGAAGTGGAACCAGTCATTGTTATTTTATAACTTGAGGGTGTAGATGGGTACGCATGAGATACGTAATCAGGTGCGAAATTATTGATTGTTTGTATTGGGGAATTGTCTCCCCAATTTACACTGAATGTCGAACCCTTTAAAAACTTTTTATATTTTTGGTCTGATGTATTATATAAATAAATTGTGGAGGCATTTGGTCCTGTACCCGATGAAAAAACAAAATTTGTAATCACTTCTTTTTGTAAAATCGCACCATCAAAAACTGAATAATAACCTACATCGACAGTGTTTTGTGTGAACAAAATAGGTATCGTCAACCCCGTCATAAGAGATGTTCCACTTGTTGCACCGGTCACAACTTGTGACATCTTCAAATAAACACCCGTTTGTCCTGTTGTGTAGTAAAAATTTTCAGTATAAGATGTGAAATCACAACAAGCCTCATCAAGTGTGTACGTCACACCAGTGCTTGCTGTGTAAACAACTGTTTTAAAGTCACTTTTTATAACTTCAGGAGAAATCTTTATGAAATATTTTTGTTCTTCCATATTATGGGTTTCTGTATTCGTACCAATTTATGGGTGCCGAAGTCTTACCAACTCTTGTCGGTGAGGACCCTGCGATATCGAATATCTGATAAGTGAAATCAGAATAATCCATTACCACTTTATAAAAGAAATATTTTTCTTCATTAAAAGTAAATTTGCTTGACTGTATTTGACTTGAACCCTGACTTCTATTCATCATCCTAACGAACTGTCCTGTGTTAGCGTTAAAGAATTTGGCCGACATATAAAAAGTGTCGATATTATAAAAATCACGGGATTTTAACCAATACAGAAAATACCCTTCTTTTTGGTTCACATAATCCAAAGTATATGTTGGTATACTTACGTTTACAAGGGGTAGATATTGCGATATTAAAAATTTGGCATCTGAACTTTGGTTGGCCGGTAAAATTATTGTAAAATAATTTCTTTGGGTTGTTAGTTTATTTGTATCATAAAAATCTAACTTAAAGAATGAATTTAAAAACGGTTTTGTCGTATAATAAATCTCTTCATTAGTAAACCCCATAGGGAGATATGATAACCCCCAATCTGTGTTTGTGGCGGTCGAAAAATTATCAGTCAAACCCGTATAAAAATAAAAATTATACTTAACTAGTGTTTCAAAACTATTTAAATACTTTTTATTTTCGAACCTTGCAAGTTCGAAGTCTTTTGGGGTCCCGATAGCCTTTTCAACTACCTGTTCTTGAAACGTATCTAAACTGTTGTCTTGACCATAGATATCCCACTTTATTTCTATTGGAATGTCAATTTGTTTACCCAAATTTGACCTCAATATTTTATATTTACTCACATCCATCTATTGTCGGTAATGTAACTTCAGTAGTTAATGATAACGATGTTGAACCTTCAGGTATCAACCTGAAAATTGTATTTTTGAATGGATAATGAGCCCCATTTAAAAATGGGAAATCAACCCCATCCCCATCAGAATCTATATACCCATACGGATATATATCTCTCCAAATGAAATTCTGACTATTATTATCATATACCGCCCAATCAGGTATTTCACTCACCTTGTCAGGGTCCCCGTTTTCAATATAAGAAGAAAATACTTTTATTGTGATTGGATGATGAACCTGATAATAGTAACCTAATGGGTTAATAGAATCCGATTCACCGGTAATGTTAATATCAAATACATTGTCATTATATGTTATTTTATGATATATTTTAGAAACAACTCTTTCAGTATATTCCGAATCATTCCACTCACAAAAATCACCATCAATAATATCGTCGATGTTCAATGGTTTATTATAATAAAAAGTTCTCGGTAATGAACCTTGGGGTGTTCGAGTGTAGGATGCGGTCTCTATGTTTGAAACATAGGAATTTGAATTTGCCGCAGATTGGTTGTTCGTCCACCAGTTATCAGGTTGTTCATTATAAAGAGGTATATTAAAATCCCAACCCTGTCTAAGAGCCTTTTGACCTAAAGTTGGTTTATTGGTCCAACCCAAATATCCTATCCATTGGAAAGTAAAAAATAATTCGGATATGGGTCTTTTTTGATTATCTGTAAGATTTACAATAGATACATTGTCTTTAAATGTAAGATTATAACTCTGACTTCCTTCTTTTATTGACACTCTTGATATGTTATTTGGAGTGAGGGCGGAAGGTTCGTATTGTTTTATGACTTTGAAAGGATTCAATTCGAAACCGGCATTTGTAAGGACTGCATCAGAATCTTTTGTAAGTATTTTTTGTCTTCTGACGTAATATTCTGACCTTGTCGATTCAACATTACTATCATCAATAACTCTTTTAAACGTACCTGTAACACCCTCGGCAAATGTTGTACCTGTATATCCGACATCAGGAATACTAAAAATGTACTCATCAGAGGTGTACGAACCGTCACCCAAATTAGTTACTTGGAAGATGTTTTGTGTACCATATGAGAATGATAATTGAGCGAATTCATAAACACTAAGACCATGTTTACACAAACATCTAAATGAAATTAAATTTTGCCCATTATAAGTTGAGCGGAAAATTATGAAGGGGATTCCATTTTGTGAGTTCCAGGTTAATCTAACACCTGTTTTTGGTTCAACACCGGTCATAAATCTCTGTACATTGTCATAAGCATAACTTAAAAAAAAGTTCCAATTATATGAACTCGCACTTGTACTTATAAAATCTATTTGACCATTAGTGTTAGGTTCAGTATATCCATCAGTATCATTATCCGTCCTTGATAAGTCAAATTCATTATAAAGTGGGTATCCTGACCAATAAACGTCCGCATTACCTAAATCACACGCTTGTCTACTAGCGGCTAAAGCATTAACATAATATAAATTTTCATAGAAAGGTCTATAATTGGTCTCTCCAACATATGTGTTTTTAAATAAAAATGTTATTTTGGTTGAGGGTCTGAATAATACAGATTTTTCCCGTTCATTATTATAAACATCAAATAGGTTTATTTTTTGACTTCTATCATATTCAGTTATAAGTTTTGAGTTTTGAACTAATGGCACATTTAGACCATACGAAAGCGTTGGTGCTGACTTATATCTAAGTTCACTTAAAACTATTTTAGTATTTGATTCTCTACTCATATTATTGTGCGAATGCGTCTGTATCTATCCATTTAGTAGTAAACCTATCGAATGCCGAAGCGCCTCTATTTAATCCAAAATAGAAATAAAATGGTGCCCCTAAATTGTATTGACCAATTTTACCCGGTGTTGGTTTATAATCTAACTCGTTTGTTGCCACATTTATGAAATTTGGTTCAACGTTATAAATCCACCCTTTCCTATAATTAATGATGTTAGAATCAGTTTGATAAATTTTTGATTGGGAATAAGGGACAAATCTGTCCAACCCTTGGTATTCGTAAGAATATGATGAATCTATTGCCCATTCATTTTGTTGTGTTCCAAAAATATTATCTATATTACCATTGTTTTTGATTTCCCATAAATAAAAAGGCACAGTTTGAGAATTTAAGGGTATATAACTGTAAGAACATTGATTGGTGACTTGTCCTCCAGGATTCCAAATTGTTCTGTTAGGTGATATATAATCTCTGAGTTGAGAGTCACCTGTAAAGAATATACCAAAAACTATTTGTCCAGGGTCTGAAAATCCAACAGGTAAATATAGTGATGAGTTACTAGTTGTGTCGTCAGGGGGTGGTTCGGGATAACTTTCAGGGTCATAGGACGCAATACCTAACTGTGAGTTAGTTGCGATAGTTTGGGCAAAATCAGCATCTACGAACTTTTGTGTTCTACTGAAAAAATTTAAAACTGAAGAACCCCTACTTCTGAATAAAGAAGAAAAGGATGTATTTGCTAATCTAGAAATTATAAATATGTTAAGTAAATCCGAAGTATCCCCGAATGTGGATGATTCTAATCTATTGACAATATAACCATCCCAATTACCGCTTTGAGAAAGAAATTTTTGTAACTCATCTCTCGGGCCTAAATCCATTATTGTAGTAGGGTACAGAAGATTTTTTCTATTACCATAATATTTGTTGTTGAATTCGAAACCATCTTTACCCACAAAATTTGTTCCGTTATATGGTGAACTTCTGTAGTAGAAATTGAAAGTTTCGGGATGTAGATAAACAGTGTCTGTACAAAATTTATTGTAAGGTTGGTTAGGTGGGTTATCCAAAGGACCTGTAAAATATCTCGAGTTCTTAAATGGATACATGAATAGTGACCCGTTAACCCAATTATTGATGAATAGATGTGAGAAAACTTCACGACATGCACCAAAATTTATGTTCATTCTAGAAGCCCACTCATTTATCAATTCCATATCAAAATTAACATTATCCTTCTGATTGAATGGTTCTCTAACTAAAGAATAACATGAACCTTGTATAAAAAATTGTGTATTGAAAGTACCATAACTATCAGCAAATGTTTTGAACGTACATGTTCCTGTTGGAGCAACACTTATACTGTCTGGTGGGTCATTAACATAACAGTTAACTGGTACCAAAGAACCGCATGAAAATGACTCTAATATTTCAGATATTTTATTCGGTACATCTTCAACAGGTTCGGATTCATTTATGACTAAAGTTTGTTGAGGTATCGTACCACCTGTAGAAACTACTCCCTCGTCAGGTACAACATATAATTGGAATTTACTATTTTGCATACCTGCCATAGCATTTGAACCTATTTGTTGCCATTGGTCTGATGTTGGTAACCTATCACTTCTCATTACAATTCTTTCACTATCGGTCATTTGTATGTTAGCAGTTGTGTATTTTTTAGAGAAGTATTTTGGTAAACTCCAATAATAATATTGACTAGCGGTAATAGACCCTATTGTGATAGTCGAAATTTGAAATGGTGCAGGAATCGGTCCTCCACCAACACAAACCACAGAACCACCTTCAACAATTTCACCTAGTTGATATTTCATATTGAAATCATTAACTCTATTAGGTGGTGGTACACTATTAGAGAATTGGGAGTAGCAGGCTCTGTTATCGGCACCTATTCTTATCCCTCTACCATTTGTTTGAGGAGTAAATGTGTAATTACTAAGTTGTATATTAGGTATTGACGAAGAAATCAAAGTAGGTGATAAAGTAAACCCATCAAGAAGATTTGCATTAATGTCACTTTCACTTGTTGTAATGTAATCATTGACACTATAATTAGTGTATGATGTCCATTGAGAAGTTGATGGTTTGAATCTGTATGATTTATAAAACAATCTATTGAACGAATACGAATTTTCATAACCACTGTTGTTAACACCTATAAAATTATGTCTAGTGCACCTATGAGCATTGTCCCTAGCTCTAGCTTGAGAATTATTATCTGGTTGCTCACCGAAATCGAAACCATCGTTAGGTTGTAAAGGGATATTCATCCTCAAATCAGCGGTGACAGATACTGCCCAATGATTTTGATAAGAGAAAAATCTACCCAAACCGACTCTAGTTTTTTGTTTGCTTGAATGGGGGTCTACACCTCTCATTAAAATAGTGACGTTCGCGGAACCTTTGTCTGAGTAGACACCGAATGGTGGGTAATAAAATGAGTTTTTATTATATTCTCCATTATTCCATTGTATCTTATATACTTGTTTTTCTGTGAAATCATTTCTTAAAACTCTATTATATAAAGATATGACGTTCATACCAGGGTCCCCTCCTTGAATAGCAACGAAATTAGAATATGTCATGGACGTAACAACCTGAAAATATTCCATGTTTGTGGGAAATCTCAAAAATTGATTTTCATCTTGAGGAGAGCCACTTAATCTATATCTTGTTATCAATCTTTCACCTGTCATAGGATTGGTATGACTGATATTTGTATAATAAGCATTCGGGTTAGCACCTGTTCCATATCTATTTTCACCTACAATTGAACTAGTACCAAATTGGTTCAGTGTTGCACCACTTAAATTTGGGTCTTGATAAGAAAGTGGATTAGTTAAGGATAATAAAGTACCCACCTCATATACTTCTTCAGTCAACAATACCATTACATTATCGTAATGGTATCTATTTGTTTCAGACCAATTGACCAAAGGGGAATTTGAATTTTGTATTAAATCATTATTTGAATTATACACAAAATCAGGATTATAATTTGGAGTGTTCTGTGTAATATTGAAGGAAATTTTTACTTGTGTAACTCCACCTCCGTTCAAGTAGTATATACTATTCGACTGTGTAAGATTGAGAGTACTTTCTAAATTTATATCGGACAAGTTTTCAGTTAAACCTAACCCTGTACCAAAAAATTTTCCTTTTAGATTAAAGAGATTAATCATTTCAGGTACTGGAGGACCCCACGAACCATAAGCCAAAAGTACGTTAAATTCAGAACCGTCACTACCGTAGTATACATACTCACTAAATACCGGTGCTGAGGTACCATAACAAAAAAATAGATTGCTATTGGTTGGTCTGAAACCTGAAAAAGATGATGCAACCGCCTCAGTCCAATCATTATTTGCGTCTCCAGCCGTAACACTATAAGAATCAGGATTTATTACGTCAGCCAAGACACTCGAGTTAGCAAATTCACTCTGAGCTTGTGATGCGAATAAATTTGCCAACTGATTTGTTTGTTCGGTTTTACAATTACACAATTCACAATCAGGAAAAGCATATAGAGGTATGTTTATTGTACTAAATCTTTCCAATATAGCTCTTAGTGCTGGTACGTTTTCGAATGGTCTTTTATCATATAAATTACCATTTTTCCCAACCTTAATTCTGAAGTTAATTAACCATTTGGCAATTGAACATAAAACATGAAATATTCTAACGACAATTTTTAAAATTAAACTAAAAAAAATTATCAAAATTGAGAAAGCTATGAAAAGTAAATCAGGTTTGAATTGAGCGTCGTTTGTTGGAAATTTATTAAAAGAACCCTCGCACTCATCATCTGTAATATTTTTAATACCGGAAAATCTCCTATTTAGAATGCCTTTACTATATCTAGTAATCAACTGTGATACAGTATAGACTTTGTTGTAAGTCATTTCATAAAATCTGTCTTTACAATCGATTGCATCCTGAATCATTTGTTCACCGTAAGTGTCTCCAGTAAGACCATAATTATCCCAATTCAATGTAAAAGCATAAGAGGCTTTCATCCTTTGATACTTTTCATCATTAAAATTCAAGGCGTATGGGTCACTGCCCGAACTAGTCCACCCATGCTCAGCAACATTTGGTACTAAAAAATTTGCACGTCTTACAGGTGCACTTAAATCAGGACTTTGATTCCACTTAACTTTAAATCTATATTTTGCTTTGGTTGGTACTCCCTTTCTTTCGTCATTAGAGAATACTTGTTCTCCAAATTCATTTGTAATAATATAATCTAAATTCATCGGTACGTCCAAAAGCCACGTACCATTTTCATCTATCACATTTCCGTTGTTTTCTAATTCGTATTCTTCCAATAATGGTCTACCGTACACATCCTGTCTGATTGTGTGTCTTATGGCTAAAATTTGACCAGGACCTGACGTAAGAGAACACATAGCACCCGCTCTTAAAGGAGGTTTACACTTCTTTTTTAAAGAACCTTTATCAGTGTCAGAAAATATAGAACCCATAAAAATCGCTGTTGGTTTAATTTCTATATTCTTAGTTTGTGTCAAATCAGTATCGGCCCTTGTTATGGATACTTGACATAATTCTTCATCCCCCCACAGTGGATTAACAACAACATCTTGAACTACCGTAACGATTTGAGGTAATATTGAAAAATTTTCAGAGGTGTTGAATTTTGTTCCATTAACTTGGCTTTCGGTTGCCAATCCAAGTCTTATTAAGTCCTGTGGTGATTGCGAAAAAGGACCCATATCAGACAAATCGACATTCATAACTAATTTTTGAGAACCTACAGGTACTCCAAAAATCATAAAATCACCACTATCATTTGTGGTTACAGAAAATTTGTAGTATTTATCGTAGATTTCTACCGCAACAGGATTGACCAAAACATCTTCTAAATCAGGAAATGACCCTGTTGCAGAGTGACCCGGATAAGAAGGTTTATAAGGTAATAGATTATATTTATAACCATCTTCATTTACGTCCTCAATGGCCTTGTAAGGATAAATAGAACTGATAACAGGATTTAAATCATCCTCATCTGTTATTGGTATAAATATAGATAACTTTGCGTTAGGAACTCCAAAACCATCATTAACTGATATCCTACCTACTACAACACCATAATCCGCACATTGTCTTACATAAAGTTCTTCTTGGGATAGTTTTACCGATAAAATTTCAATGAATTCGAAATCTTGGTCTAAATTTACGGTTACGGCTTTGTCTTTCCCAACCTCTGTTCTTATTCTTAACGACTTTGGCATTAAATACTTTTTGAATAAATAGTTTATAATATATTTTCAAAAAATAATCGAACTAATTGAAAAATAAATTTAATTAACTGAAGTTGACAGTTTTTAGGTTTTTAACCCTAACTGAGATGTCTTTTCCAGGGAATCTAACCTGATACGTTTGAGTAGGTTCCGCAAAGATAGTTTCATCTATTAATTCGATTTGTTTTGTCTCAGAATTTGAATATCTTTGTGATGTTTGTGAAGAAGAATACTGTCCCCCTACTAAATTAAACACATCTATTTGAGCAACAGTAATAACACCATTTAAATTTTGGATGTCTTTTCTTAACTCAGATACGTAAACATTTTGACCCATTTCTCTTCTTGTTGGAGAAAAATAGTTTGACACTATATCAACAATTTGTGTTATAATTGTACCTTGATTTTGGCCCCCATCAAGAACAACGTAGACATCAAACTTCAAATCGATTACTTGAGCGCTTTCAATAGAAACATAGTCATTTATCATTCTATAGTTAGACAGATAATTTGCAAGATTAGATTTTAATGTATTCGAGATTACATTAGTGAGTTTACCTGTCGAATCATAGGACAAGCATTGAACCCTAATTTTATTATCTTGTTCTGTAATAGCCACCTTAGCGGGTGCTCCGAACTGTGACGGCATTCCTCTGATTATTGATTCATAGTCATTAATCGTTACCGCTCTTTTTTGGGCTGCGAAATTGTAAGTTACATAGTTTCTAACTTCTTCGACCGATGGAACATTTGCACCACCTATTGCGGCAGTTGTATTTGTACAATTAAGTGAATTTATAACTGAGGTATTCTGTGACTGAGAAGGTCCGTTTACTGCAAAGTTTATGGTACCAAGTTGGTTTATAACACTAACACCGACATTAGAACTTATTCCACCTCCAACTCGATATTGAACAAATAAAGTTGAGTTAGCCTTAAGTGTACTACCTAACGCCAAATTGTTGGAGTATTTTTGTAGGTTTAGTGGATTACCTGTAGCGGCAAATTCTCTTAATTGTTCATCGGAAGATTGACTTCCCCCTCCAAAGGTCATTTTAAAAAACCCTTCGGGTGTAAACTCTGTTATAAATTTGTTACTTGTAGAAATGTATTTTCCAACTTTAACCCCTGGTTGGTCTGTCGCTTTGGTTGGGTCCTCCACAAACACTTTATCCTGTATCAAGGCATCTACTTCATACCATTTATTATTTGTACCCAAAAACTCTTGGTCTGTCGGAACATTCGCATATTGTGTTCCATCTTTCAATAATACACTCGTTACACCAAGAACATTTTTTTCAGGTAAAAATAACTCAAAAAATGGAACAACATCATTTGGTAAGATTGTTCGTTTGAATACTTTAGTTATTCCGTTTACTACTGTTTCTCGTTTAGTTATTGTGTAGTTTAAAATTATACCATTAGAATCTAAGTTAGGAACTTTAGTTCTGTTCGGAAATCCTTCATTATTGAATGGTGATGAAAAATCTATATCGTACACTGTTTCGAACGTTTGTCCGGCACCTTGTACTTGTGAACCTCTTCTTAATATTCCACAATATCTTATATCTTCTTTATCTCCAAATGCTGGAACAATAATTGAGAAATCAACCAAAGCAACTGATGGTCTTTGACCAGGAACTTTAAGTCCATAGGTTCTAGCTATATTATATATTGATGACCTTTGTTGGGCGTACTGCAAAACAGTCTCTTGAATACTTCTGTCTATTTGAAATTGTAGGTTATCTGAGACCGCGGCATTTAAATCCAAAAGTACTGAGAATACTGATGCGTCGTTTACATTAGCCAATAAGTCAGGATAATAAGTTCTTACAAAATTTATTAATTCAGTTCTTATTGACTGAAAATCTCTGACGGTATATGATATTTTTTTATTTGCCATAGTTTAAATATTAATTATAATAAAATCACTAGATTCAAATGCGTTCGAGGTAACTACAAAATCTATCTTGACTCTTGCGGTATGTTCTTTTGTTCCAATTCCAGGTACCCTGAATACTCTTTCGTCACCGGATATAACTGTTCTATTTTCAGACTCTTCTTCGGTTGAAGCGTCAAAAACTTGTAATGAAGTTATTTTGAGATTTGGTATGTATTTTTGTACAGAATCTCTTATTTCCGCTTCTATTTGTGAAAATGTTGGCCCGTCTAAAGGTTCAAATATATATTCCAATAATCTTGTACCAAAATCAGGTAAAAAATATCTGCTACCTTTTCTTGTCAAAAGAAGATGTATTAAATCAGTTCTCAATTCATCTTTTGGTGTTGTTGATAAACTTAAATATCTACCATCTTTTGAATCATTGAACGGAAAATTTATCCCGTATGTAACTACATTTGCCATACATATAAATATAAGGTGTTAAATTTTACTTTCGTTAATATCATAATAATAACTATCACCATCCTCAGAAATCCATCTATCTGAACTTGTTTCTACAGATGGTAATGAATTATCAACTTTTATGTCTTTCAAATTAAGTGGGAAATCAGTTGTTACCCAATTTGAATCTTTCCAAAAAATTCTGTTGTTTGGTTGACATAAAAGATACCCATCGTCTGATACAAGTAAATGACCACACTTATAATCAGATGGTTCGTCTGAGTA